TAATGGAATGGGTATCCGATCACGGCGACCTCGAAGAGGCTATGCGCCGCTCGGCTTTCCTTGGGCTACTCTCCCCCTACTTCGGCATCAAGCTCGTAGTAGATAAGAACGCTGAACTAGATAAGAAAGCTAAGTTCATATCAGTAGAACCCGGCGACTGTGGCTATGAGCCCTTCCATCGTAGGTTCAACTGGCACTCATACCAGACACAGTGGGCTGACCTCCCAACTAAATGGCGACCCGAATTAAGCACTAAATCAGTGCCAAATGATTGGGACATAGTTCAGGTCACTGAGGTCTACCATGAGGGTTTCCGTTTCGGCTCTCCCAAGATGAGCAAGAAGGGATGCCCTATGTCCGTATTCGTAGAAGTACCGAGTACAAGTAACCCTACCGATCAGATATCTGTTACAGCACGGACCAAGAAAAACCCTAGCATCGGGAACTACACCTACTCCTTTGACGTTCCAGAGTGCCCCATCCAGATAGCCTCCTTCCTGGACCCAGCCCCGAAAGAGGATGTCGCTCCAGCGGAGGTTCTGTCATGGATACCGCTCATGCGGATGATTGTTCAGGTACTTATCCAGATCAACCGCGAAATCACGACCACGAACAGTGTGGTCCTCTACGACAAATCAGCTATTTCCGATGACGTTATCAGTGTTGTACAAAGTGCTTCTCCAGGCTCTACAATCTTTGCTCCGGTCGATGTGGACGATGCTGCACGCGGTGTCAACGCTACTATGCGACCTGTGGAGCAAGATTCGGTCCTTGGCGAATATCTAGCCGCTCTCCAGAACTACATGGCTCTCTTCGATGATGTCACCGGAGTAGGCCCATTGGACCGAGGCGCACCAGCCAATCCGCGTAAGAGCGCGACTGAAGCAAGCTCTATCGTCGCGGCAAGCAACCGTCGTAACCGCGACCGCCTAGAAATCATGGCGAACCTCTGGTCTGATATGGCCCGAGTATTCCACGCTTACCAACGAGACATCTATGGCTCTGAGGTCACCTTGCCTCTAGCTAACGGACTGAGCCGAACCCTACCAGTTCCTGATCCTAAAGTTGCCGCCTTCGGTTTCCGTGTCGATGCCATTGAGCTAGGACACCTAAGCCGCCGGGGTGATGTGGATACATACTTCAACTGGCTTCAAACCACCACCAATGTCCTCTCCACGTTCCAAGGTTCCCTCCCCCGGATGGTGCGTGAAGCACTTCGCCGCATGGGTAAAGCTATGGGCGTTGCGGATGTTGACCTTTACCTAGACGCACCTGTTATCGAACAGGGCCCGGAAGATCGTTATATCGAGCATCTACAATTAGGTACTCCTCTTCCGGCCTATCCCGAGGACCAGCACCAACTTTATGTGGCTTACTATGGGCGAATACTAGAACGAGCCTTAGCCACCGGAAACGCCGGAGCCTCGCCTGTTGCACTTCAAGATGTAATCGACAAGCACAACCTCTTTATTCGTCAAGCTGCTGCGTCCGCAATTAGGCCGCAGGGCGGCGGAGGCGGAGGAGTAGTCCCCGGAATGAATGAGCAGGGGCAAGCTGACAATCAGATTGCAGCCGATTTGGCCGCAGGGTTAGCACCAGGAGCGACAGAGCAAACCTTGGGCTAACGGACCGTGCGCTGGATCGCACTGCTTCTAGCAGTCCTCTCTCTCGCCCAAGGAGGGTGTCCACCGCAGCATGATATCCCGGCTAAAGCCTTTATTAATGAGCTTGTTCTTGAAGCGACTACTGCAAGTAGGTTATATCTGGCCGAATCCACCGGGAATGTCCGCATCAGCGCGGGAGAATCTAAGGTCCACTTCCTCGTTTTCCTGGAGCAATATCCTGAGATTGTGCATTCTGGCTTGGTGGCCCGTCGTCCTCCTCAGTCTTATCTTCCTGCGTATTGGGTAGAGGTTTATCCTGAGAGTTGGATAGATTTTGAGACATCCTTTCAAGCCTTCTGGTTCCGGGGTAATGGCTATACCTTCTATACCTTTCCTGCTCAGTCAATACTAGAGGCGGATGGGCCTGGAGTCATTAAGATAATTGAAGGCTACGGCAATGTTACTATAGGCGGGGTCAGACACTCCTATTCTCCTGGTTTTGTCTATCGATTTTAATAATGCCAAACTACGACTACGTTTGCCTAACCTGCTCTGCCCGCGTATCTGAAACTTTCCCTATTACGGAAGACGCGCCAGAGAAGGTAACCTGTACTAGCTGCGACAAAGCAGACGCAGTAAGGGCGTTTGATGCTGAAGGAGTTAACGCGGGAGTAGAGGTTCTGCGCGATGACTTCTCTGATGGGTATGAAATTCCGCAACTTCCACCTAACTGTCCTGATCGTCATGTCACTAGCGCGAAGCAAAGAGAGAGGGCGTATTTGAAGAATGGGATTGACCCAGATACTCACAAACCATTTCCGGGTAGGGAGAATGAGTCTGGAGCGCATAGGTGGAAAAAATCTTCCCCGAAAGGATAGATTTGTGCCGTTAAAGGAGTAGTCTTTCGGTTGGAGGGTAAGCCTTATAAGGGGAGCCACTCGGTATCCCCCTTACCTATACGGAGCCATGCCAGAATCAGAAAATATGCCCACGTCGGGTGAGGGGACTGAGGAGTCCTCAACCGAGCCCGAGGCCCAAGCGAACGTAGAACAGCCAGTACCGGAGCCTGCAATTAAGCAGGTAGACCTCGCGGCTGAAGCGGGAGATGTGGCGGCAAAACAACCTCGTTCTTTGGATGAACTCGGACTGGATGCGGATACCCGCACCAGATTGGAGTCTTATATCAGCCGCCAGATCAATGACGCTAAGACCAAATGGGATGAGCGTAAAGAAAAGGAAATCACTGAAGGCCAATATCTGACTAGGGAAGAAGTCACGGGCTTGCTCACTCAGCAGGCAGACGAGACTCGCGCAAGGGAAGACGCTAAAGACGGCTTTCTTCGCAACCTCGGTCAGCATGGTATTCAGGTCGGCTCGGAAGAGTACGACAAGGTTGCCCAGTATTACGCCCAAGCTGTTGAACGCGGGACTGTGACCCCAGCAATTCTCTCTGATAAGGAGGGCCTCGAAATGCTTCTCGTTCTCTCAGGCGCTATGCCGAAAGACGAAGGGCCGGAGCCCACCCCATCTCAGGGATTGCCAAAGGCACATCCTGAAGGATTACAGCACGCAGATGGTTCTGTTCAGCTAGGTGCGGCTCTCATTGAGGGCCAAACAATGCCTATGCAGATGCGTATAGAGAAGGCGATGGTTGAGAAACTAAGCGAGTAGTCCAAATCTACTAACCATCTCCCGCCTAGATTTCTAGGCATCCCCATTTGTCCTGGAGGGACATAATGGCCTCATTTAACTATACCCAGAAAATCGACACCCTCACCACGGTGGCGATTGACGAGGCAACACGCGATGTTGCTAACCTCGTCTCAGAAGGTGGTGAAAAACTTCTCAAGAAGATGCAGTCTACTGGCCGTATCTTCGTCGTTAATGATGCTGAGAAAGTAAAGCATCCTATCATGTACGGCAGCGGTACTTCTCAGTACTTCGATCCCGATACTCTCGCGCCATCCAGTGCTACTGGCCTCGGGACAGACGCAGACGAGATTCTCGCCTTCTCTCAGTTCCAAATGCTTGCTGCAACTCGGAACATCAACTACCCACAGGCTATGCCTCCAGGTAACTTTATTCCTTATGTAAGCTCTGCCATCAAGATGCACATGATGGATATTCTTAACAAGGAAGAAAAGCTCTTCCTATGTGGTATTGATACAGGTACATCTGGAACCGAAGAAGCTAACTACCCACTTCCTGGGGATAAGAACTTCACTACCGGGCTTCCGATGAGTGCTTCTGCTTTGATCAATAACAAGCATGGGTCTTCTTGGCCTTTCGCTGGTATTGATACTAACGCATCAGACTTTCACAACTACCGCCCTCATCTAACTACTGGTGCTGGTGGCGCTACTCCAACTGAAGCTCAACTCTTTGGTGCATTGGATAACGCTATCCTTTCAGCTAGTCACTCTGAGTCGGAACGTCCTGACTGGATTCTTACCACAAAGGCTATGTACAAGTACATCCTCGACTTGATGCGGGATAAGAGCCGAATCAACGATGCCGTACTTGCTAACCTCGGTACTACTAACGAAATTCCATACGCTGGAACAATGGTAGATTGGTCCCGATACTTAGCTAATGATGTTGTCTGGGACGCAAGTGCCCACGTTCCAGGTGGTTCCGCAGGATCTGCTGAAGTACCTGTAATTGGGTTTAATACTAACTCTCTGCGTCTAAACGTAGTAGCTGGTGGTGGCGTATCAGATGAGAAACTAGGCTTCGTTCAGAAGGTTGGTTCTACTCAGACACACGCGCAATTGACTAACCTCTTCGATAGAGTCCAGTACAAGCGTTGCTGGTCCATCGATGGTGGTCGCCGCTCCTTCTTCCAGATTGAAGGTTGGTCCGTCTAACGGTTAATTAACAGGGGCCCCTCTTCGGAGGGGCTCCTAACCCCCTTTTTATGCCTTGAATCAGCCCGTCAACGAGCAGATGGTTTCCAGGTTCCTAGCCTGGGCTACCGGGGCCACTTTGGCCCTTTGTCTTTACATTGCCTCCGATGCACTAGAAAAACTACAAGTAATGGATCTCCGCGTCGATAACCACGAAACGCGAATTACCGTCCTCGAATCTAACTAGTGGCTACCGCTTTCTCAGCTATTAAGACCCGCCTGCAAAACAGGTTAGGGTTTGGCTCTGTATCTACTACGCTTAGTAATCAACTAAACGAAGCCTGGAAGGCTGGCCTAGCCCGAGCCTTCTCTGACGGTATTCCTGGCCTCCAGCGCGATACCTTTACGGGCACGACTTTTGGGGAAGTTACGAACTATCTGGTCAATGATGCAGGCATTCAAGCTGCGGATACCACTATCACTCTAGACACGGGCACATCTCTTGTTACAGATAAGGTCGCGCTTCAGGATATCCTTGAAGTGGATAGTAAGAAGTACCTCATCCGAGATGTAACCTCCGCTACGGTACTAGACCTTGGTGCGCCAATAGGGACAGATATGTTCTCTAATAATGATACGACAAAGATTATCCGGCGCTCGATTCAGCTACCCAGTGCGGGTTCCGTTGTCGGAGTCAAGCTAAAGGACGGCAGACAACTCGCGTATGAGCCGCGCAATGCTCTCTTCGACCCTTACGAGACAGGTGACCCGCTCTTCTTTGAGCAGCGTTACTCGACATCGCAGGACAAGAGCTACCTCATCCTATACCCGGCTCCTACAAGCGCGACAGTAGTAACC